TGACTCTTCTGTAATACACATTAGAGTTGGTGCTTAAGGCACCTAGTCCTTGTCCTATACCATCAGCGAAAGGATTGGCGACCATGCCGTAGCGGGTCTTAAATCCAATTTTTGGTTGGAATGTGTCCTGACCAACGGCACGAACCATTTGGAGAGGAACATAAGGACAATAGAAGAGACCAGCATCATAAGCACTGGAACCCTTATAACCAACAACGTAGAACTGATTAGGTGATACATTAGCAGAATAAGGATCGATATATACACGATACTTACCTTGAAGAACACCAGCAAAGGTATTGCCGGTATCATCTACGTTTAGATTAGCATTAAGAGCGGGGGTGTAATCAAGTACACCAGCCATTGCGAGCGCAGAAGCAACGTCGGCGGAGCAAAGGATCATATTGCCCTTTCCTCTACGAGTTTGCTGGGCGATAGCGTTAGCATCTCTTTCAATCTGGAAAATAAGACCCTTGAACTTCTCAACGGACCAACGACCATTTGAGTCAACATCAAGGTCAAAAGTACCAGAAGTGGCAACGTTTGCCTGAGCACCTGGCTTGGCAATCTTATAAACGGTACGAATGACTTCGCGGTTAATTTCGGCAAGAATCTCTGTGGAGAGAAGATTTGCGAGTTCCGCTTCAGCATTCAATCCGTGAATTGCCTTCAGGTCTTGGGCGAGCTCAAGACTGTATTCTGCTTTTAGAGCGCGGCTCTTAGCGGTTACAGTAACTTTCTCAATCGAGAAAGCCATTTCGTTGAAGGATGAACCAGCGTCTCCGAGAGCTTCGGAATCGCCTGTATTCATACCTTGACCAACGTTATATTGGTCAGCGCCAAGAGCATTGTTTGCCTGATTTGTTGGGTCGAGAATGGATGGGTTGCTATTAGCACCTTGTGCGGTAGTACCCATACCAACGGAAGCACCGCTGCCAAGAGCTAGATTACGTTGTGCGTTTTGACCGGAGAAAGCAGAATCAACTTCGTTGTAGAAGGTCTCTGCACCGCTCTGACTGGTATAACGTGAGCGCATCGCAAAGATAAGTCCGGTAGGACCGTTCATTGGCTGAACGCCACAAAGATCATAAGCAATCAGGTTAGGCATTGAGCGTCTGATTAGAGAAATCAGAACTGGGTCGAAACCTGCGGTAGGACCGCTAGCGAGAGAACCACCACCGAAACCACCAGAAGTACCAGCAGCATTTGCGAAGTTGGTTGGTGATTCGTAAAGAAAATCGTGTGACTCACGGAGTTCTTTTTCTTGATTTTCTAGCAGGATAGCAGTTACCGATCTACGATGTGAATCTCTGATTTCATCGAGCCCTTGATAGTCAAGGATTGGTGACCACTTCTCCTGCAATTGTTCTGCATTGAACATTTGCATTTGTTTTACCTCTGTAAAAAGTTAGTTTGAAAATTTATAATTTATAATTCACTTTTTGGCGACTCTGCCTAGAGTCTGAAGATATGATTCCATTCTTCCGCTAACCATAGGTTGTTGGTTTTGAATGTCTGTGCTTTCAGATAAAGTCTCAGAGTCATCTATTTGAGCACTATAAGATCTTGAAGGAAAATATGATTCTCTCAAGGTTACTAGTTTCTCACGATAGTTTTGTTCACCATCAAACTCAACATTTTCAGCAAGAGAAGCGAGTTTGTCTTTCTGAGAAAGTGCAAGACCCTCAGAAATATCTGCAAAGATTACATCAGCAACTGATTCCGCCAATCTTCTATTTAGAGCAACGTTCTTTTGAATTTGCTCGTTGAGTTTTTCTTCCATTTCATCAAGGTTATCTACCATACTCTCGATAACATCATATTTATCTTCAGGGATTGTTACATAATGATCTTCAAAAAGTTGTTTCATTCCGGAAAGGAATGATTCGGTCATTTCAGTCTTAAGACCGTGTTCGACTGCGAGAGCATTTTCTTGTACCCACTCATCGGATACATACTCAAGATAAGCATCGACACGCTCAACCAAATCACTCTTAATTGTTTCGATTTCTTCGATAAGAGTTTCTTCATAAGATGACTGAAGTTCTTCTTTGATTTCAGCAACCTTCGAACGGATCGCTGCCTCAAAGATGGTTCTTGCTTTTTCTTGGAACTCTTCGGAAAGATCCTCACCAGCAAGAAGAGCATTTACGTCTTCTTCGATATCATACTCTTCTTCAGTTTCATACTCTTCTTCCACAGCTGTGTAAGGTTTTTTACCTTTCTTGTTTGGTTTTTGACCTTTCTCCATTTCATATTCGTCTTTGTCGTCGTCGCAAGATTCTTCGGCAACTACTTCTTCGTCTTCATCGATTTCTTCTTCATCGACTAGATCTTCATCCTCTTCGATTTCCTCCTTAACTCCTTGACCCGGAGTTTTTACCGGAGTTGCCGAAGTTCCTGATGCTTCTGCCTTTGCCGCTTTTGCGTTCACTACATCTCTTACTTGGGCAAGAGTAGCAGCAGGATCTTTGATTTTTGCGGAATCGTCATCGGGACGATAATTTTCTGGAGTAGGACCACCTAGATCTTCCCAATTTCCGGTTTGTCCAGGTGCAATACCAGTGGACAACTTATGCATTGGTTCTGCAGGTGATGCTCCTTTGGTTACTACGTTTTCCATTTCTTGTAAATTTCTACCAACGGACATTTTTGATTAGTTGTGTTATAATCTATATTTATTTATAATTTAAAGATTTGCGAGAAAATCTTGGAACAATTGTACTTTATGTTCTTGAAGGGTTTTTTCATCAACTAAAGTATTAATTCTACGTTTTGTTGATTCGACAAATTTTTCTCGTAGAATACCTCCATCCCAGCACCATTCCTTACCCTCAAATATTCCCTGTACAAAAGCATCAGGAGCAGAAGGATCCGCTACAATATCAGCCGCTGTTGCGAGCATAAAATCTGGTCCTACTACTTTATGACCTTCGTTAGTCATTTGGAGTGATCCAACACCACGAGAAGAAACACCAAGACAAACACCTTCTTTGATGAGAGACTCGGCAATTTTCCCCATAGGAGTTCCTAGAAGTATTGCCTTGCCGATAAAATTACATCCTTTTTGTTCCAGAGAAACAATCTTGTGTGAAACGCGGTCAAGATTAACGGTAGGACCATCAGGGTGACCGAGTTCTCCAAGAGCACGACCTTTACATATGAACGCTTCATTATATCTCTTTACCTCGCGGGCAAGAGTCTGCATGGGGTACATTCTACCGTTACGGTTACAAATGTCTCCCTGAAGGAAAACACCCTCAATAAAGGTTCTT